AAATGTTAACTGAAGAATTTTTAAAAGATAATTTTTTAACTGCATATTTTATAGATAATGAAAGAAAAAATATAGAAGTGCAAACAACAAGTGAAGATAAAAAATCAGTATTTACAACTATTATACCATACGAAGAAAATAATCCTCAATATCAAGCACTTACAAAGTATATGAATATTGATCAATTGCATGAGTCAACTTATCAAAAAAATAAAACAGAACAGGAACAATTTGAGAAATCAGTATTAAGAATAGCTGAAAAACAAGGTCTAGTATTTGAGTTTGAAAATAAAAAACTTGATACTAAATTTTATCCAAAAATATTATCAGCTTTATTTGAAGATGTAAATAATGTCGATCACATTTTCGCATTAAAGTTGGCTCTATTTGAAAATAAAGATGTGAGTCAATCATCAAATGATGAAGGTAAAAAGAAATTAAGACAAGCAAAAACTAAATTAGAGGTTCTTAAAACTGCGATAGAAATTATTGAAGGTTAATGAAGACACTAATATTATTGATTGACTTTTATGGACATCCTAATTTGACCATAGACAGTACTAGTGATAATATAAGATATTCAGCTTTAACAGAAATATTATCTTCAACACATATTGATAGAGAAAAATGTGTATTATTTTCAACATCAATTAATAAATTTGATGAAAGACTAAAAGAGCTTAGAAATATAGCTCTTCATAATGGATTTAAATGGATTATACCAACTGAAAATGAATCTAACGATAACATATACTCTATAGATTACTTAAAGTTAAAACTACAACAATATTTAAATTTTAATTTAGATAAAGAAGATACACAAGTAATAGTAACTGGAACAAACACTTCAGGATGTGTATTTAAAACTAAAAAAATTGGTGCTTATCACTTTGTAAAAGCTGGTTACAAAACAAAAATTTATTTACCTATGTGTGCTGAATATGAACACAAGGGTATTAATGATTTTGAAAGAAATTCAAATGCCTTTGCACAATTATATAAAAATATAAAAAAATTTGACTGTTTTGATATAGACATTTGTAAAGACTTTTCAGATTTAGAATTACCTATTTAAAAAATAATTAGAATACCAACCTGTCCATCCTTTTTCTTGTAAATGGTGCATTTGTCCAAGTGTGCATATACTAAATTGTGGTGGTTTTTGATAGATGTAATCTTTAATTGATGGACATACTTTATCATAAGTTTCATATTTTATATTTTTATAATACCACTCATCACTACCTCTCGTGTAGGTTTGTATAAAATATGAGTCATATTGTTTGAATTTATTCCATATATAAGACACATCACCTGTCCACGATACAATAGATGAATTAAGTGGTGTATGAGCAGGTTCTCTCCACCAAGTATCATCTAGTAAAGTGAAGTTTTTTCTTACAAGATCAGGAAGTTTATCATAAACAACAACATCTAAATCAAAGTATAAGTTTTCACCATCTCTAAATTTATCGTACATTTGAAACTTATTAAACCAATTGCCATACAGATCATCTTCAATAACTTCAAAACTATCATATTTTAGACCAGAGTATTCGTCTATCATATGTTTTAAGTTATCAACATGCCATTGACTAAACTTATTACCAAATCTACAACAAATTATTCTCATATTTTAGCTATTTTATTTTCATACATTTAATTTCACGTGGATATTGAGTATTTGTATGAAAGACTGCTTTATCTGGCAACTCGTGTATGTTGCCATACGGGTCAATTGCCTTATCTGAAATTTTTATATCAACTATTGAACATTGTCTATATTTCCATCCTCTTATATCTCTTTCTTCACCTCTATCTTTTAGAGAAAGATTATGTCCATTAGATGCTCCTATCACTAATTCTGTATCATCTGACTCATTTCTAGGTCTTCCTTCTTGTGGATAACCTATACCTATTCCATATAACATTTTTTTCTTTTTATGTACATAAATATCTTCATAGATTCCCAATCTACGTTCCCAGTTGAAATCACAATCTGGTCCTTGACTATTATTTTTGTTACAACCCGTTGCATATCCTAACTCAGCTGCAGCTCTCATAACTAGTCCTAGTGCAGTACCTACTGCAACTAATCCATTTTCCCATCTAGGAGCATGTTCCGTTTTAACAATACTACCATCGTTCATGGAATTTCTAGCAGTTGGAGGATGTTTCATTACAAATAACATAAACAAGTTAGCGTTCATTTGAGGATTACGCCATGTTGCTGGGGGTTTATTATTAAAATCTCCCGAGTGAGTTGAACCCCAAGACCATTTGTAAAGTTCTTCTATAGTTTTTCTATTTGATGAATAATAAATGTCATAATATGCTTCATGTTGTTTCGATGGTGCGTTCTGAGCTACCCATAATAGATAATCAATATGTTCTTGTGGTATTTCTTTTGAATAATCCCAGTTTCTCTGGCATTGTTGTATTTTTTTTATATATTTTTTTTCTTGTTCTATATCAGCCATTATAATACTCCTTTAGTTCTGGAAATACATCAAATAAATTCATTTCCCATTTGGTTCCCTTGTATGCTTTATCTTGTTTTAACATATAATTCAAAGTATCCTGAAAGTCATTATCTGTTTCTTCAGGCATTTTTAATGCAGCTTGAATATCAGGCCAACCCTCATACTTTGGTATAAGTTGATCTTTTAATTTTTTAGGTAAATTATTTACTCTTAATGATTTAGGTCTTTCAATCATCAACCAACCAGCACTTCTTATACCAGGATTCTCAGCACAATATTTAATTACTTCATCAAAACGTAATACACTAAAACAAGTAACAACAGAATTTACATCAATATACGTTTTACCTTTGTACTTGTCAGCATTTAATAAATCAATATTTTCCTCTATCTCTTTCCAGTTTGATCTTCTTCTTAAATACTCAGCGTGTTCATTAATACCATCAATAGAGGCAGTAAATGAAACTTGTTTAAACTGTGGTATAAAGTCAATAAATTTATGTTTACCTTCGCCTAGTTTTGTAAGATTAGTTTGAAACTTAACTGTTATATAAGGTGCGTGGCCTGTCTTAATTATTTCAGTTAAAAAATCAAAATACTTTTTCATTATTAGTGGCTCACCACCTATGATTTTTATACTATTAAGATATGGTGCAAGTTCTTTTATTTGATCTACAACTGATTTTCTATCTATCTTGTTTAGATTATCTTCAACAAGTTTAATTTTATAATTTGTTTTTTCCATTGAACCAAACATCTTTTCACTATATACATTGTGTTTTCTCATCATATCAATCCTCATAGATGAACTATCATGGTTACACATATGACAATCTAAATTACATTCAATACCAAAAGACTTCAATTGTATTTGCATTATTCTTTCGTCAAATGTCCATTGACCTGACTTCTCATACATTCTAACGTTTCTTTCGATTTTATCCCAACGTTCTTTACTATTTGACTCTCGCCACATGTGGTGTGTTCTACGGGATTTACCATATCTCTTTTCATCACTAATACATCTTATGCAATGTTCATTAATTGCTTTAGTGCCATGTTTTGCAGGATCTAACATTTCTTTTCTTAAATTTTTTAGATAATCACTATCTTCCATCCATGTTTTTATACGTGTATTGTTTATATTATGTTTATCACTTTTACCTGCAAGACAACATGCCTTATAAGCACCATCTAGTTCTATAAACATTTCAGCAAAAGGATGAACACAGAACCAACTTCTTTTATCTTTTGCTCTATTCATAATAGAGTTTGGATCTTGTTTTCTTTCTTCACCCTCTTTAGATAGTTTTTCAAACCATTCTGAAGTATCAACATTGCCTGGACTACTATTCGTCACAGCTGACATTTTTTTTTCTTTAAATATTTTTTCCATTTTTAGGTCCTAAATAATGAATAATTTTTATCATTTCATTTGGTTTGTCTAATATCATGTAATCTGTATTAAATTTTTTAGAATACATTTTATTTAATTGTGTATTTTCTCTATGTGAGTCTGTGTATTTAACAATCCATTCAGCAGGCAAATGATTGATTTTTATTTTATGCTCATCTAGTTTCCAAAAGACATAATTTTGTTCACCATAATACTTAAAGTGAACATCTCCAATATTATAGTAGTGTAGTTGCCAATATTCTGGATTTAAAGAAAAGTCATCCCATATATATTTAAAACTGCCAGATTTAAATTTATAAAATCCTCCATTTATTGGTATAACCACTTTATCAGCAAACTCATTTGTTTTATCATTCCACCAGCTATTGTAGGTTAAAAATTCATTTTCTTTTACAGGATAATTTAATATGCGATCTATGTTGTTAATGATTTGTTGATCAATGTCCATTATGATAATATCATCATTTACGTTTTGATTTGCAAATTGTGGACTAAAAAACTTTAATTTGTGCCAATGTTTTTTTATATTACTATAATTATTATAAGGTAGTATTACATCTGCTTCAACATCCGTATCACTTAAACAAATAAATTCAAATGGCGTTGTACTGTGTTTTTTTAATGATCTGTATAATTTTGAAACATGCTCAGGCGAGTACAGACCTTTAAAATATACCGTGCAAATTTTAAGCATTATATGTTCTCCAAACAGCTTCAAAGTCTTTATTGATTGTATGACATAAAACAACTTCTTTTGGTATAAATCCTTGCGTTGAAAAAAAATAATGCCATTTGTCATTTAGCCATTGCACATCTACTTTATTTTCCGCAAGTTTAACGGCAAATAATGTTTCATTGTCCCAACCAAAAAAGTTTGTTATTTTTTTAGGAAACATATCGTGTCCCTTTGTTAATTTACTCATCTCTTTTAAGTCTGAATCAAAATTTTTAAAATATTTTAATTGTTGTATGTGTTTTTTGTTTGCACCTATAATACCAGTATTTACAACTTTATGTTTTGGATTTAAATCTCTATCTATTAACATTGCTTGAGTATTATAGTATTTTGATGTTGGACTACGAATAGTTTGAGTATATTCGTTTACAGAATCCATTTGAATAACTTTGTGGGTATTGTGATGTATGGCTATACCTTTTGATAAGTCCCAAACTTCAAAAAAGTTGTCTAATTTCATAGGTACAACATCAAAATCTAAATATAATATCTCATCATATTCCTTAGATAATTCACATAATAAATGTATTTTGTAAAAATTTACAATATTATATGTTGTAAGAAATGGATATTTTGACTTTAAATTATCTTTAAATAATATAAAATTTGTATCATATTCAAATAGTTTAAATGTAACATTTATTTGATCAGCATACCATTTTTTACAAGATATTAATTTTGTATAGTTCTTTTTAAAGGCATCTTTTGTGACAAAGTTAATTGGTGTATCATTTTTTTTCAATATATTTTTATCAAATATATCAAGTTCATCTTTAGGAATGTCAATGTAAAAACTATAAATTATTCTTTTCATATTTACCAACTAGTATAAATCTAGTTCCTCTATTATCTTTTATTTCGTCTTCTATTAAAATTTTTGTATTTTTAGGAAGTTGTGATTTAAATTCTGTTAAACTTTCAACACAGTTTATGTGTCCATCTATACCTTTCATATTATTTGATTGATATGCAAAATAAGCATTTGTATTTAAATTAAGTTCACTCATAGGTTTCATATGTTCACATGAAGTGTTAACAATTAAATTTGCATTTTCAACTCTACCTAAATGTCTGTTTAAGTCAAATACATCAGCCGTTATATAGTCAATATTTTTGTAATGATTAAATAATCTATTTTTTGCTATTCTAATAGGATTATCATCAATATCAATGAGTACAAGTTCTTTTACATTTCTAAAAGCAGGTACAAAAATACTTCCGTACCAACTGCCTAATATACTTACAAGTGAATCTGAATTTAAAATACTTAACGTGTTTATGTGTTCTATTAATCTTTCTTTTGATAAAAATTGATTTGGACTATATGAGTCTAAAAGATCACTATTATTTCTGGCTTCTGCCATAATATTTTTAAATAATTGTAGGTCTATATTCATTATAACTTAAACCTTTCTAGTGTTTCTATTGCACCAAAATCATAGTATCCATATGCCCAATATTTTTCTCTACAAGGCCAACATATTTTACATGGTTCAGCACCTGGTTTTTTATATGTTCTATTAAAATCTTTAGCATATATACTATACATTTCTATTTCAGTTTCGCATGTTTCAGTAACAGGAAATAAAGTCTTATCGAGTTCCAATTCTTTCACCCATAATGCTATTTCTTTTTTATTTTTATTACGAAAAGGTCTAAACTCATATCTATAATGACCTTTATATGGTTTTTTTGTTATAGACCATAGTTTTTCTTTCTTATGATTTCTATCTTCTGGAAACTTACGTAACTCTCCTGTGATTATTTTAGGTTGTTCTTCTAATGGTGGATTTAATGTTTCACCCGACATGTATATGTTTAAGTTTATGTTTAAATGATCATACTTATCCCATAGTTCATAAAACCATTTTCTTTGAAATATATCTTTAGGGTTATATTTTTTTCCAGTTTTTTCAAACTCATCTATCATCTCTTTTGTTTTAACAAAGCCTGATGTGTCAAAAAAAGCAGTTTCAGATTGTAAAATGTTATTATTTTCTGGTATTAATATCTTTAACGCATTAATGACATTTGATACAGCATCTATAGCTGCAGGTCTTAATTTATTATACATTGTTATTGGAAGTATTTTTTTATCTGAATACTTAATCATAGTCAAAAAAGTCATAAACGCTGAATCTATTCCACCACTTAATCTAATTCCTATTATATCTTGTTTAGATATTATTTCATCAATGTCTGGTGTAAACACTTCATCTAGTATTTTATTTAATTTTTTTATATCCATTTTATTATTTCCTCCATTTCAGGTTTCACGTCCTCATGTTCTAGTTTTAAATATTGCAAATCTTCACGTCTATATCTTTCAGCATATCCACAACTTATCATTATAATAGGTCTGGTTTTTACCATATGTAAACCAACATTATGCCATTGTTCAGGTCTTCTTTTAAAACACGAGTTGTAAGATATATCAAGTCCTTCTTCTAATAAGTAGTTTGTTAAATTAGCAACAAATATTCCAACTTCAACCGCAACACTATCAACTATTTTTTCAATATGACTTTCAAAGCCTTGATCATAAAAGTGGCCTGTTTCAATTTGTCTTTGATAAAATTTATTTGGAGTAGAAATTCTACTATGTATTGTAATTAAGTAAGGATTTTCTTTTATATGTCTGTAGTATGGATTTTCATACTCACCTAATTTGGCACCTTGAGTTTTTGTTGCTTGATCGTCTGCAACAGCTTTGTTTTCAACATCAGCGTGACATTTAACAACTAAGCTATGTATTGCGTCTTTATGTATTTCTTTATCAGGTCCCCACACAAGAGCTTGATAAGCCATTGCATTATTTTTAGATGGAGAAGTTTTCCATGCCTTATATAATGCTCTTTCTATTATTTCTTTAGGTGGTATATCTTTTTTATAAGTTTTTACGTGTTTTCTTTTTTGTTCTAATAAATCAAAATGTTTCATTTGTACATAATCCTATTTTCAATTACTAATATATCCAATGATGTTCTGTTAAAGGTATTTATAGCCTCCTTAGGGGTTTCAACTATTGGTTCCTGACAATTAAAACTAGTATTTAATAACATAGGTATACCTGTTATCTTATAAAACTCGTTGATGATATTGTAAAACTTTTCGTTAAATTCTTTATTAACTGTTTGTATTCTAGCTGTGCCATCAACGTGTGTAATACCAGGCACTTTATCTGATTTAACTTTACATATTCTACTCATATAAGGACTAGGTAATATTGTATCAAAATATTCTTTGTAATGTTCTTCCAATACAGCGGGTGCAAATGGTCTAAAATCTTCTCTCATTTTTATAGTATGATTAATAATATCTTTGATTTTAGGATTACGAGGATCGGCCAATATACTTCTATTACCTAATGCACGATTACCACTTTCTGATTTGCCTTGAAACCAACCCACTATTTTACCATCAGCGATTGCCTGAGCAACCTCTTTATAATTTACATCTTCACCTTCATTATAATCATATTCTTTACCAGCAAATGTTTCCGATTTATGTATATTATTGTTTAATATATAATCAGCGTGTTGATATGTACCTATTGCCTGTCCTTCATCACCAACAGCAGGCGGTACAAATACATTTTCATAGTGATTAGTAAATTCTTCGTTCATATAACCATTATATGCAACACCTCCTGCAATACACAAGTTATCACAAGATTTTAATGGATATACGTGTTCTTTTATTTTATCTATTGTAAATTTTTGTAGTGTAAATGCTAGATCATCTA